GTGTGTATGTAGGTAGTGTTTTCTTTTGTTTTATTGCTACCCTCTTGTATGCCTCTATCCTCAAAGAATCTTGTATATATAAAGTGTTCTTTAGTAGTAGGGTTTAGTATAAGTATAACTCTGTTTTGTTTACCTTGTTGTCTTACCGATAAATCTATTGTGTCAAACTTCTGCTCGTCTGTTAGTTCCTCAGCTTCATCTACTACCCAAGTAGTTATACCTTGCAGAGATTTAAGGTTTGCAGTTTGATCTCCACTTGAGGTTTTAATACCTCTAAATATTATCTTGCTTCCTGTCTTTTTGTTTAGTATCTCGTCTTTGGTTATGTGGAAATCGTGTACACAATTAAAGAGTTCTAGCTTGTCTATAAACTCTGGTATGATTGATATGTATGCTGAGGTTAATGTATATCTTGTGAATAGGATTGTGTGTCCAGCTTCATATGTAAGCATAACTAAAAGGGCATTGATAGTAAAAGACTTACCACTACCTCTACCCCCACTAACTATAAAGTACCTACTATCTTCACTAAGTATAGGTTTGTATTTCTTGTGTATCTCAATCAACGAATTTTATTAAATCTCTAAAATTGATGTTTAAGCCCTCGCTAGAGTTTATGTCTACACTCTCCTTTGGTTTACCATAACGATAGCTTAAATAGGCTTGTATGGCTCTCATATCGCCTTTCTTTACTAGCTCTCCTAGTTTACCTATTGCTTCGTCTTTGTCTATTAAGTTGTCTAAGCGTTCTATTAGCTTTTGTTCTTGTGCCTTTGGCTTTCTACCTGCACCTTGTCTAGCACCTCCTCTATTTTCTACTTTCATATTTTTGAAAAACTTTGATTAATCAAACTACTAATATATAAACAGAATTAATTTTTTTTAGTTCATTAATATTTCTTCTATCTGTTGTATCTGCTTATCAGTAGCATCTGGTATTTGTCCTATGACATAAAGTTTAGGATCGCCTACAAGTGCTTTAAACACAAGTTCTAAATCTGGATTATAGAAACAATTTTGTTCATAGTTCCTTAAGTGATAAAGAATAGTTGAGTGATGAATACTATAACCACATCTTTTATAATCTCTCATTATTTCTGTTAATCGCATCTTTTTAACTTTACTCATATAGTGAATAGCAACACACCTCATCTCTATAACTTCTCTACGTCTTGTTTTTTCAAAGATGTCTATGTTGTTTAGTGTTAGTATTGTTTCTCTTATTGCTTCTAATTTCATATCTAAAATAATTCTGTTTGTTCTACGTTTCTCTTTCTTATTACTCCTATCGCTGTTTCAAGTATTGTTTTACCAGCTTCATAATCTACTAAGTTTCTTGCTATCTTATTCATACGTTGTTCTCCTTTGTATTGCCTAAAGTTGTAGTCGTGGAATTTACATAACCCATCTACTTCGTTTTTAGCAGAAGATATTGCAAATCTTCTATCTCCTAAATCACTTGGCAAATTAAAATTAGTCCAATATAAGTGCCTACCTCTTTTTTTGGGGTTTAATAAAGGCTCGTAATAGGGTATAACATTCTCCACTACATACTTACCCTTAAAGTGATAATTTAATAGTAATATTTCTTGATAAAGTTTCATATCAGGGTATATTGGACTTTTACCATTTGCACCTATTGCCCAATATCTTGCTCTTGAATGTGTAGGGCAAGGTGGACTACTCCAGATAAAATCAAACTCTTTATAATGGTCTAATAAATACTGGTGTGCATCTGCTACTATTACTTTGTCGTTTGGAAAGCGTTCTTGGTATAGTCTTGCAAGTTCTTCATCCCATTCTACAGCAGTAACCTCAACATCTGTTACTTCATCCCACTTATATCTATTACCACCTAAACAAGCATATAGGTTTAGTATTTTCATACTACTTCTTTTTCTACTTTCTTGTATATAGCGTATCCGTTTTCTTTTAACAGTTGTATAGCTTCTTCTATTTGTTTCTGCTTTATTCTATATGTGTCAAATATTTCGTTATGTATTACCATTGTTTCTATTGTTATATTTACTTAAGGGTGCTTTACCCTCTTTTTCTAATTCTTTCTGTAAGTAAGCTAAGGCTCTCCAAGCTACCTTTGCTGAATGTCTTTGCCCATCTGTGTCTATTGTACCAGCTTCCATTAAGTGTCTTGATAGTGCATCTAGTTCGTCTGATGATTTAGCTCTATCCCAATGTAAAGATTTGTCTGGGTGGTGTTGTTGATTACCAGCCCAAGATACTTTTGATACTTCTCTTATTGCATCTGGGAAGTATTTAAGCACTCCACTATATACAGGCATTTGTTTTCTTATGTATGCTGTTTCAGTTCCACTAATGTAATCAATCTTTTTGTTCATCTTTCTTTTCTAATTTTATTTTAATAGCTTCTATCTTTACATATAATTGTGCTACTATGTTTTCTAGTCTAAGTATGCGTTGTATCTGTGTGTGTTTCTTTGGCTTCATAATTCTCCTGTTAAGCAATAGTTATCTAAGTCTGCACCCTCTATAAAGAACTTGTTATATAAGTCAAGTGCTTTCTCTACTTTCTCTTCGCCTCTGTAGTAAAATTCCTCAGAGCAGTTAAATATGCCTATGTCAAGTGAGCCTTTGTCTAATACTAAAAAGTAGAAGTCTTTATACTCTTTGTTAAATAGGTTGCAGTATAAGTAGCATTGTACGTCATATCCGTACTTGTTAGCACTCCAGCTAAAGTCTTTTATGTTTGTTGTGGTCTTAAGGTCTACTATTCTATTTGTGGCTAATACATCTGCTTTGCCTCTAAATGGGAAGTCTAATACATTATCTATAGCTGCTATCTCAAACTCTGCTTTAGTTATTAGTTCCTTTGCGTGTTCGTTTCTGTAGAACGCATCTACAAGCCTTTCTGTTTCGCTTCTTTCCTTAGCTGTGTAAGCTGTACCAAACTCTTCCTGTGCTTCCTTAAACTTCTTTGTGTTTCTACTTTGTACCTCTACAAACTTTTGTTCTGAAAATTTTTGAGGCTCAAGGATTGCCCAATGAAATAAAGCACCCATTCTGAGGGCAGAACTTTCTCCACTTCCATACTCTAAGCTAAACTTATATGTCTTAGGACTTGACAGAAGCTGTTTAAGGCTACTACTACTAAGAGCTAGGGTGTTTAGTTCTCCATAGTAAAAGTTATCATCTTCCATACGCTTAAGCAGTTCTGCTTTGTCGTAGTATTTATTATCTAATAGTTTTATCTTAGAGTTCATATTGTTTTAGTTCTTCTTTTAGTTTTAGTATCTCTTTGTTGTTTTCGTTTCTTACTAGGCTCTCTCTTTTAGTGATTACCTCTACCTCTGTAAGTAACGTATTAGTAAACATACCTATCTCTGTAATAGCTTTTACACAATTACTTATGTCTTTATTGTTTGGCTTTTGTTTTTGCCATTGTAATAACTTATCTACTAAAAAAGAATACCAAACATTGTAAGATTGTTTTTGTAGCAAATTCATCTTGAGCAACCTATTAAGTAACCTAATACAGCACACATAAAGAAAGCAAAGAATAAACATAGTTGTAAAATTACTACTCTTTGTTTTTCTCTTTTTATGTTTTGTGCCTCGAGTTCTTTTTCTGTATAAACTTCTATTCTGTTTTTTCTTGTTTTTATATGTAATCCTGTCTTTGTCTTTTTCATTTTATTGTATATTAAATATTACACTTCTTATGTATTCTGCTCTATCAAGTAGTTTAGTTTCTGTTTCTTTAGGTAATCGTCTTACAAGCATATTAGCACTTAATGTACTTTCTATATCTCTAAGCTCTTTACGTAAGTCTGTTAATTGTGTTCTCATTTGTTTTTGTTTTAATGTTTTCTTATTTCTTCAAATTCGCCTCTAACTTCGTTCCACTCATTAGCAAAATACTCTTCTTTTGTTTTATTATTTTACTATTGTTATATCTAATCCTGTAATGTTTTTTGATTTCCTGAAAGACTTAGCGTAAGATACTTTACTCATAAAGAACTTAACGCCTTGATTGAATTCGTCAGCATTAAAGTACTCGCACTTATCTATATTCCAAGTGTTCTCAACTGTTATAGCTTCTCTTGACGCAGAATCTAATTTTCTTACAAGTTTCCAATTATCTACAGTTATCTCAATATTTCTATTGTCTTTAAGTAATTGTTTTAAATCTTTAGTTGTCATTTTGTTTTGTTTTACTCTACAAATATACAACATTTTTATAGTTATAAACAAATTATAAACATACTTTTTTACGAAAACTTACGAAAACTTTTTCTCTACTTCTTAAAATCGTTTAAATTTATTATAGATGCGTGGCTTTCATCTATCAAATAACAAGGCTTTAAAACTTTCTTTTTAGTCCATAGTGTAGTGTCAGGACAATACATATCTTGTTCTTTTAAGTCCTTTAAGTTGTTTAACCAGAACATATAATTACCTTTAGGGTCATTGACAAAGTATAATGCTATCTTACCCGTTTCTATTAGCTTGTCGTACTTATAAACCTCTAGTAGTTTTTCTTTGTAGTATTTGTTTCTAAACTTCATTTCAATTACTACCTCAGTTCCTTTTGGACTTGTACCTATTGCATCAAAATGCTCAAAGCTATCTCCTGTGTGTGTTAAATCCCAACCATCTAAGTTAAGTAACATTATAACAGCTTTCTCCCATTTGTGTATGTCTTTAATCATATATATTATCTATGTCTGCTATCCATCCTTTAAATTTCTGTATATTACCTCCACAGCTTAAACAAGGCTCATAGTATTTATGATTAAAATAACGAGAGTGTAGATCACACACTAATTTATATTCCTCTAATTTTAATTTTTGAGTGTGTTCCTGTTTGAATTTTTTCCATTTATCTTTGTCTATTTTTTCCATAAGTCTAAATCAATATCAGTCCATTCGTTTAATTTGCGTTGTCTTTCTTCGCAACCACATCTATCTCCCCAAATCTTTTTGACTACCCACCTTATACCTGTGTAATATGTTATGTAATATACTATATCTCCTAATTTCATAATTGGTCTTTTATGTGTTTTAATGCGTTCCTATATGTATTATATAAACTATAATAACTTATATTAGTTTCTCTGCTTAGTGATGCTACACTTTGACCAGATGCTACTAAAGTAAATACCTTTTGGTCATACCAACGCATATTGTTTAGTATTGTATCTATTGCTTCTTTGTTTTTTGCATATTCTACCTCATCAATGCCTAAAACATCTATTTGTTTCAATTCTGCATCTATGTCCTCTATGTATGTTTTTATCATTCGTGCCTCTTTCTTGTGGGTGTTGAGGTATATGCCTCGCAAAACTTTATAACAGTAGTAAGTATTTATGTCGTCATTATACCACAAATCTAATCCTTTGCTGACATCTAATGAAATCTGTATATACATTTCCATTACAATATCTTCGGCATAACTTTTGTTTGTTCCAAAACTTTTAACAATATTTATCCACTCCTTGTGTCTATCGTATGCAAGTTCTACTAATGATTTCATAGTTTTTTAGGTACATAGTATTTTAAAGGGTCGTATATATCTCCTATTATTTGAGGGTTTCCAAATTCGTTTATAGTAAAGCTAAATGTTTCAAATGAATATCCTCTTGACCTTTTACACTTAACTGTAATATTCTCTTTGTGTACAGTATTAAGTTCTAGTTGTATTTGGGTTTCTGTTTTTTTCTCAAGGAAAGATCCTAAATGTCCTGTGGGCTTCTCACTTCCATAGTTGGAATGTATTACAGTCATAATATGACAGTTGAATTTAGCACTCCACTCCATAACTTTTTGTACACATAAATTACTTTCTTCTAAATTATTTACATCAGAAACTAAATCAGCTATACCATCAATAATAATTAAACCATTTTTATCTTCGTTCTCTTTTAGTATGTGTTCTATGAATTGTATTCTTGTTTTGTAGTTTATTGTTCTAAGTGCGTAGGTTTGATAGCATCCCACCTCTTGCACACCAGCCATATCTATTACACGCTTAAACACTCTTTGACTATGCCAATGCCCTTGCTCTGTATCAAAATGTACAAGGCACTTTTTATCTCTATGTCCTCTTAAATTACCACCAAAGTTATTACCACCACTTAAATAGACAGACGCTAAAAGAGAAACAAAAAAACTTTTCTTGTTTTTAGGAGGTGCTTGTACAAAACTAAAATTCCCATAAGTTCCTATAGGTATTGGAAAAGTTAAATCTCCTTTAACTGTTTGTATTGTTTTTTCTCCGTAACTCAATGCAGTAGGTGGGTATTCCATAACTTCAGTAGTGTCAATAGTACACTCCTCTTTTATGAGTTCCATTAGCATTTTATGAGTTGTTTCTTCTTCTGTCATTGTAGGTTTTGCTTTGTTTTTGTTAAAGGTATAAAAAAAAGGGGGTAAAAAACCCCCTCTTGTAAATTAAAATTAAAATGGTAGATCAGCTACCTCTTTTTTCTGTGGCACTTTCTGTGCCTCATCTTCTCTTTCAGCATTTGTTATTTCTCCATTATTCCAAACTACTCGACCATTACCGATAAAAGTTTTCTTCTTTTTTACTTCTCTTTCTTCAGATGTTTGGCTAACATAAACACTTGTATTATTTCCGTATCTTGTTTCATCATTTACTGCCATTGTTAGGTTTACATAAACGCTTCCGTTTTTACCAGCTACAAATTTTTCTTTTGGTAGCTTACTAACATCTAAGTTAAAATTAATTATTGCACTCATATTTATTTATTTAAGGGTTTTATATTCTGTTTTAGGTTTTTTAAATGATTCGGATTCATCTTC